TCAATAAGGCTATCAAGATTGTCACCCACGTAAGTAAGGAAACAACTAATAGGCAAGCCCCTATTGCCTCTGCCATGTTCAGGTGCGTTCGACAGCACAGGCGACGCAAACATAAACCAACCTTTTGAAGCATAGTCGTAAATACGTTGTGCAAGGTCAAGGTCATCATCGCAATAAGCCACCGAAGCACGTGCAAAGGCTTGCTGAGGAGACTCCTCATGCTCAAGCATATAGTAATCCCGCATGAGAGTAACTGCTTGTTCACTAAGGCGACTGTCTCTTTCATAATCAATCGTTATCCCAAGGTGTTGTGTCATCGAAATCATTCTCCAGTGTATCTTGCTTTTCTTCAATTAGGTCAGAGTACCTATCAACCAAATCTTCAGAGGTCAGNCCTAATACTTCTACCAAGGTGACCTCATCCAACTGCTTGAGTTTATCTTTAATTTCTTCAAGCGTAAACATCTATTTTACCACACTTCAATCAGTTTGTCAAGATAATGTTTGCACTTTTGTAAGTCCAGTACGCCTCCTTTGTCTTGAAAGCGAGCTATGTATTTAATTACATTACCAATTAAGAATCCTTTNAACTGCTCCTCAGTCATCCATGCTTGCATCGCTTCCCAAGGTTGAATGTCTTTATTTGTGTAGTGATTTCCTCCAAGTTGGTACTCACTTGCCATGCTAGTTAGATCAGGCATAACGATCCCTCAAATAATTGATAGACACTGGCATCTCATCGAACGTCCCATCCATAACTTCATGCAACATCCAGATACCAGACCATGACCCATTAGTCTGTGGGTTCAGATACTCCTCATCATGTTGGTAATAAATACCTGCAAACAATCCAGTGATACGCTTACCATCAGCGCGTCGTGCGTAAGAGATTGAGCGATCCTGCACATGACCCATAACACAAGACATATGTTGCTTGTTGATCAGTGCATTAGATGAACTCACTGGTCTTCCCATAACACCACTAACAAAATAATGGCTGTAACAGACACCATCAATAACCACAGGTTGTAAGAAATCATATACTTCCCATCCCATCTCTGTCAAGTACAGATCATTGAATGACATCAGACCTTCTAACTTAGGGTCTGCATTAATAGCACGAGCAATACGATACTCATGGTTACCTAATGTGAATACCAAACGAGGGTTCCACGACTTGTGTTTGTTGCGAGCTAGACGCTTCTGTTCCTTCTCAATTGGTGCAAGAAACTCTTGCATTGCCTCGATACCTGAATTGATATCGTTAATGTACCTGCGTCCTTCAAAGGACTTCTTACCTACGTCATAGGTAGACAACGATGGTAAGTCAAAGTGATCACCAATATGCACAATGACATCTGGCTTNTTCTCTACGGCATATTCTCCTGCCCAACGCAAGTGATCTGTCGGATGNCCCGGCTTAACTTGCGTATCAGGTATGACCATGTGTTTCATTTCTGATTCCTCAGTAGTTCAAAGAAGTGCTCTGCGTCTACGACAGCGAGAGGTTTTCTTCTATTTTCTTTGACGATGACAAGTGGTTGTGTATTGCCTCGATTGTTGCACTGGTCAATGTAACGATAGACTCCAACCCTCGCAAGATTCTTGCATTCGACATCGTAGTCAAAAGACTTACGAGCGAGAGGACTAAGCTGAACGTCACTACCACTTGCACCCATAGAGGTACTCCTAACATCATCTTCCTCCAAGTGTGTATATGTTTCCAGTATTTGATCACGAGTCCACTGCTGTAGCTTACGCCCTTTCGCCTTAGCTGACTGCGTTTTCATGCGGAGGACTCCATATCTCATCTGGTTTTCTTTGTAGGTACAAAAGGATTCCATTCTCTCTTGCACGTTCTTCACTGCCTAATTGCTCAACACAGGTACTGAACATCTCCTGTTCTGTTTGATCTTCAAGAAGCTTCTTTGCTTTAACAGGGCCGATACCTTTAACACCTATGATGTTATCAATGCGATCACCTACAAGGAACTGCATATAGAAATTCAACAGTCCCTCGTCAGCAGTGATGTAATACTTCTCCTTCTTTACAAAGTTGTAGTGCCATCCTTGCACTTGGTCAAAGTCTTTATCCAACGACACAATAACTGACTCATCTCCTAGTTCTGTAGCGTCAATTGCTATTGCATCGTCTGCCTCAATCCCTTCATACACCTTACCATTCCATGAGAACTTCAGGTAATCACGCAGGAGACCATGATGTTTAGGTTTCTCTCCTTTGCGATTACCCTTGTAAGGTGCGGTGACAGCGTAGTCATGCCGATAGTTTGAGGAGCCTGTCAAGTAAGTCCTCCAGTCACTACACTCAATGTCAAACATCAGCATGTCTTCCAAGAACCTAGCCATCGTCCTGATAGCTGTGTCCTCAGACTCCTCTTGTGTTGCAAATCCTATGCGGTAACAGAGGATGTCGCCATCAATCAGTGCAATCACAGAATCTCTACATTCTCGTCAGATTCTTCTTGGACATACTTGTTGAGGTCAGTGACCACTAACTTTGTAACGCCAAGNGATACACCNTTGTTCCCTGTTGGGCCTTTCCATGCGTAAGGCTTGACAAGTACATCGGCACGAGAACCGTTACCAACCTTGATGCTACGCTCAAGCGCATCGCCGTTAGTGTAATAAGGTACGATCTCATACTTAGATTTACAGGTGACAAAGAAGCCACGCTCGTCATCCTTAGACTTAACCTCAACACCAAGAGACTCAAGCTTCTCAATTTGTTTCTCATTGAGATTGACAATATCTACTTGGTACTTCTGAGATGTAGGGTTAACCTCATACAGTGAGGGCCAGAACAACTCCATGTTCTGCATCTTAAATAATTCGCTCATACTTTTCTCCTATGGAAGTAAATGAACATATATTATACCACACATTGTTAGTGTGTGTCAAACCAATTGTAACCTATTTTACTTTCTGCATCTACTGGGCATCGAAAGCCCAAGGCAATCCCGGCTTGTCTTGCTGAGTTAACCATGATGGATGCGACCTCTTTACTATGCTCCTCCTTTGTTTCAATCTGGATCTCGTCATGCACGAATGCAACTTGTTTAACAGGGATGCTTCTAGCTTTGAATGTCTTGTGCGCTTCGATGCACCATTGCTTAGCGATAATAGCCCCGCATCCTTGTAGTAAAGTGTTGAGGGCGGCGTGTTCAGACCTGACCAGTATTCTTCTACCATCAAGCCCCGGTACATACCCTTTTGTCGCCACTTTCTGAACCTTCTCCATAAGTTGTTTGAGCTTAGGGGTGTTACGATAAAAGTTATCGAGAGTCCTCTTAGCTTGGCTTTGGCTTGTAGAAAGTATGCTTGAGAGTTTCCCGATACCGCACCCATATAACAGGGCATACACCATAGTCTTGGCGGTAGGTCTGTCGATACCTGCGGCATCAGCATTCTTCTGATGGATGTCCCCATTTAATAACTCCTCTGTCCACCCATCGTCTTGCATGTAGTGTGCTAGACAGCGTAATTCAATGCCAGATAAATCACAACCAACAAGATTGTTTCCATCTTCTACCCTCCATAATCTGCGGCAGTCAGAACCATACTCACTGTTGACGCTAGGTATCTGACCCATGTTTGGTTTCTGGTGTGTCATGCGTCCCGTCACAGCACCATTAGTTATGACACGTCCGTGTACTCTACCGTCATCCTTGACACTATCAAGCCATGAGTCAAGCAGACCCACACGCTTCTGTATCATAAGGTACTCAGCGATTAGCTGTGCTTCTGGTAAGTCAATACCTTTGAGTGTACCCTCATCAACTATGATACTGCCTTTCTCAGTCGTCTTAGTAAACTCAACGCCCAACGTCTGAAGACGCTCTGCGATTTGTTTACGTGACCCCACATTGAATACGGTAANCCTNTCNTTGAGTTGCTTACCTGTCTTCTCTGACCAACGTTCTTCGACAATAGGAGGAAATATAACTTGCATCTCGTCACTAATAAAAGACATTCGATCCTTAAGTTGAGCCAGTAAAGCGATAGCTTCCGGTACATTGAGTTTAAAACCATTGTCTTCCTGCTTCTTCATTATGTATGCAATACGATGCTCTAAGTCTACACTAACACCGTAATTTTGTAGCTCTCGTGTCAACTTATCGTAGAGTAATGTTGTTACATGTACGTCCTGCTTGCAATAGTCAAGCATCTCTTGTGTGAGACCACCGTCAAAGTCAGTGAACTCATCTTTGAAGTCACCAAGTCTTTCACCCCATGCACGTAGACTATGACCACCCTCCAGTTGTGGATTCCATAGCCTTGACATGACCAGAGTGTCACGAACTTTGTGCAGTGGTATATGTACGCCCCACAATCGTGACAGCAACGGCCCGTCAAACCCTATGATGTTATGTCCGACAATTACATCTGCTCCGCTGATCAAAGACTTGAGTCCTGCGGTGTAATCCTTACTCTGATACACATCAAACTTATCTTTGTTGAACCAGTTGCTCTTGCAAACACAACACCATATCTTGTCGTGTGCGAGGTTGGTCTCTATGTCGAGTACCAATACATTCATTACAACTCCTCTTCTTCAACCTCAGTCATTCTACCAGTAGAGCGTGAGTAAAGCAAGGCAGATGCAGGCCCAGTCGTACCAGAGAATCTGTTCTTGAGGACACGCACACGAGTAGTGTTACGCTCGATCTCATCCTCTGCCTGACCGTTACGCTCAAGCCCAATCACCATGTCAGATAACTGAGCGATAGAACCAGAGCCACGTAGCTGTGCCAATGATGTAGCCGCACCCTCTTCATGTCCCTTGGAATCAGGACGCTTGAGGTGTGACACTACAATCAAAGCAATACCTGTCTCCTGCACAACCATACGCAGTCGAGTCATGATTTCATCAATAGCTTTGCGTTCATCTCCAGAAGCCTGTGCTGATACCACAATACTAATATGGTCAAGGAAGATGTAAGTACACCCAAGACCTTTAGCCAGATACTTGACTCGATTGATAATGTTATCAACGCTTGTACTACCAAAGTGATCGAACAGATATATGCGATCAGTCCCAAGTGTTTTATCGAACGCATCACGTTTCTCCTCTACTGTTGCATCTGAGTCTGGTAGGTGCAGTGGTTGGTTAGCCGCAAGTGACATCAGTGATAGACCTGTCTTGCGTACAGACTCCTCCAAGAACATGAGACCTAGGTTGTCCTCCGTTTTGTTAAGCACATGCCACACAATCTCACGCACAAACTGAGACTTACCGAGTCCAGATCCTGCGGTAATGGTAACCAGTTCACCCTTACGAATACCATAAGTTAGATCATTGACACCAGTAAACGGATACTCGCAGTCAGCAGGAGCAAGAGGCTTCATCACATCCTCATACAAACTACTACCAACAATAATACCGTCAGGTACATGCTGTTCAGCGGCCCACCACTTCTCACCGAACTCCTTCATCTTCTTCTGCTGAAGATAATCACAAGCGTCCTTCATACCACTGAGATGCTTGAAGACCTTGACCTTATTGCCGAACATCTCAGCGACTTGTGATGCCGCCTTCTTACCCGGCTCGTCTGCGTCAAAGCAGATCACGATGTTGTCAAAGGAATCAATCCACTCATACTGCTTGCGTATATCTTTGGCGGCGGCAGGAGCACCGTTGCGGATAGACACCACAGGATACTTAGACCCAAGCATCTGGTATGCGGCCATCGCATCGAACTCTCCCTCCACAATAGTGACAAACTTACCACCCTTGCTGAAGAGATTTTGTCCGTACAATCCTGCGTTATTCCAATCACCTTTGATGTAGAACTCTTTATCAGGTGACCGAATCTTGGACGCAATGATATGACCCTGCGAGTCAGTGTAATTAAAGTGGTAGTCTTGTCCATCCTTGGCACACTTGTACGCCTTGGCTGTGTCACTACTAATCCCACGCTCAATAATAGTCACATAATTTTCATGGGTAACTGACAGTTGTTTTGCTTCCACTGATACCTCCCTATTGGTGTGTGGTAGATCGTCGCTCTGAGGGGCTGTACGTACGTCACAGACAAAGCAATGGCTCCACCCGTCATCGTTAACAGCAAGCCCGTCACTAGAACCACAATCATTGCATGGTTGGTGCGTCTTTACAAAAGGCACTCTCATTCTCCTTGTAATATTTACACAACATGGTCAACGCATACGCTTCCTTGTTGTCCTCACAATAGTCAGAAAGACTGTTGAGCGTACGCAACAGACCATATTTATAAATCATTTCACAACAATCCACAAGAGTTTGATGATCATTGTGTTCTTCCATCGCAACTCTAAAGTCCTCTTCAGGAATGTTAAAGATATTAACCATAACTAATAACCTCTTGCGTTAACTCTAGAGTATAAAAGTTTAGCATGAAAAAAATCATGTGTCAATCCCTTCCTCTTCATCAATAATATCCTCAATCGACATGAGATCGAATCGCTCTAGTGCTTTGACTTGATCGCGGATTGGTAAATAACAATCATTGCAAAGGTCAAGAAACTCTTCAGTCTCAGCCGATTTTCTTGTTGACTCAAACGCTGTGAGACAACGATTACATGCTACACATCTCATTCATCATCCCTCTTCTTAAGAAAAGATGTAATTAATAATGCTACATAAATCAATAAGATGCAAGCAGTTACTAAAGTATCCATTAAGTATTTATCCCCACGGTTTTGTAATCATCCAGTGACCACAGGGTATCACGCCATGCCATTGTTTGTCAAAAGAATTACGCGGAGTGTAGCGTCCTCCTTCACGCTTCTCCAAATCATACTGTTCACGATGACGACTAGCAAACTGCCTGATCGAGTTGACACTCTTGTTCAATGCTTGAGCTATCTCAGGTGCAGTGTACCCGTTGTGCCACATCGAAACAAACACCTTGATGTGTGCGTCTGTGTATGTACGCTTCCAACCTTGACTCACTCCTCATACTCCCTCTGCATCAGATACAACTCACCGATCACCTTCTCAGCCAGAGCACAACGCTCTTGCATAAACTGGATGTGTTGTACATTGGTCTTTAGTCGCACTGTAATCTCTTCAAGGATGTTTTCATGACCCTCAAACTCAACAGTCAAAGGATCAATATCGTCAATGAAATCAATCATTTGCTGTGTTGTGTAATAGTTCTTCATGAATAATCTACCTCTTGTAAGTCTGCGATAGGACAACCATCGCGCTCAACATCACACCATACAGGTGTACCATTACGAACATCCAGTCCATTATCTTGATACAGACCGTTGAACTGCTCAACCTCCAAGTCTTCCAAGTGCCAATAGTCAGGCATATCAGGATAATTCTTTTCAAACTTCCACGTTGCACACAGAATGTACTCATTGTCATCCTCATCCCACCAAAAATGTGTACCATGATACAAGTACTGATCTTTGTAGCCTATCATAACTTGAACCTCTTCAACCAACATAAAGCGCAGTAGTAGAAAGTCTCACTCTCTACCACATCCGCACGTTTACCACAATCGCAACACTTAGTAGGCATACATCACCTTCACTGCATCACGACTCATGAACCTGTGATCAATATCCATCACATCTTCTGCATCCAACCACGCATCCTTGGAGTTACCTCCTGCATCAATACCAAGGAACAACACACGTCCTGCATACGGATCAGGGTATATATCAGGGGCATACCAGAACTCTGTCTCCTCATACAATCCATTGTCATTGACGTAGATAGCATCACCACCCTCGTCATACCCACCACTGCCGAAAGTATCACACTGCAAGTGCTTACTAATATCACGCCAGTCGCCTACTTCAACGTTCTCAATAGTCTTGAGATACGGATCAACCAATACACCTTTCATCTTACTCTCCTACGAGTGAAGTTAAGTGGAACCACGACACATCATTGCCGCTATCAAAGTGCCTAGAGTTACAAGACTTATTTGCCACGAGATTGCACCAAGAATCCCACAGCGTCTCACTATTACGATAACCAGTACACAAGCTCAGATACTTCTTGATCTTCTTGTCCTTACCTACCGCACCATTGGTCTTCATGATGGTAATGTCTGCGGGCTTGATCTTGAACCTACGAACATTATGCACATCCATGCACCCAACACGACCGAACATTAACTGCATCACAAACCCTGCCTTGGCAAGATTGAGTCCGGGTATCTCAGTGAGTATCCCCATCATCATGATGTTCTTCTTACGCACACCCAGATCGCTCGCATTGGTCTCCATCAACTCATCATAGATGCGCTTCCCGTGAGCTTGAATGTACTCATAGGATTTACGCTTCCAACCCCACAAATACTTGGACTCTGCCCCATGCTCATCAACATCACTCATCCTACGCTTTTGTCCATTGAACTGTTCCATGATAGTCAGAATAGTCCACACACAGGTGCGTTGAAAGTTCTCATGTGATGCCTGAGCATACGAGTTCAACAGCGGATTTACATTTTTAAACATAATATTTACCTCTCTTTGTAATTACAAAAGAGAACGCTTACGCGCTCTCCTCACTTACTATGTGAGTCTGCTTGATAGTCTCACAATACTGATTCAAGAAACGATCCATCGCTTCCTCCACATGACGAGACTCATTGTATGATAACGCACCACTAATCTTGCGGATAGTCCAGTAAGACCCCCACAATGTCGTGTGTGATCTCATGAACCACGCACCATCACCCTCATCACGACACATATCATGCATACGCTCAAAGGTTTTGATTTCCTCGATCACCACATCAATCCATGCGTTCACAAGATGTTGAGTTGTTATTTCAAAAGACATAAAGCACCTCGCTTTGTA